GGCCCTAACGACCGTGGCATGTACAGCCTTGCTGCATCGTTGTGGACCAACGACCGCAAAACCAACGACTCTCAGCCCAGCTTCACTGGCCAAGTGCAAGTGAAGGGCAAGATCGATGGTGCCAAGGGTTACGCCTCGATGTGGGACAACTCTGGCAAGGCTGGTGGCGGCAAGAAAGCTGCTTCCGACGATCTGTTCTGATCCTTACGGGGGCGCCTAGAGCGCCCCTTTCACAATGCTCCTTAACGACATCGAGATCAGCAAGCTCGCTGAAAACGACATCTTCATGCCCTATGTGGGTGAGAAGACCAAGATTGTTGATGGCAAACCTGCCCTGAGCTTCGGCCTTAGCCAAAGCGGCTATGACATTCGCCTGTCTTCCAAGGAATTCTTGGTGTATGCATCGCCGCAGTCCACATCCACCTTCGATGTGAAAAATGCCCCTGAGGGCATCACGACAGGCTTGGTACAGGATGAGAAGGGCTCGTTCTTCATCATCCCTCCGCATGCCATTGGCCTTGGCGTGAGCGTTGAACGGTTCAACATGCCGAACGATGTGATGGGGCTGTGCTGGGGCAAATCCACCTACGCACGCGCTGGTCTCATCGCCAACATCACTCCCATCGAACCTGGCTGGTGTGGCTACCTAACCATGAGCCTCACTAATCCCACTGATCGCTACATCCGCGTGTATGCCAACGAGGGTATTGCCCAAGTGGTGCTATTTCGCTGTGGTGAAGTGAGCAAACCCTATGAAGGAAAGTATCAAGATCAAGGCGCTAGCGTAACTGCTGCGAAAGTATGATCTTGTGAGCGCTCTTGAGGATAAATTCCACGATCAGTGGAAAGTCCAGTGGCCCCAATTAGAGCTTGTTCGCGAGTTCAGTGATGTGCCCACTTGGGAATCTGATTATCAAGAGCGCTACGCCAAGAGCAAACGATCCAAGCGTTACCGAGCTGATTTCGCTCACATTGAAAGCCGCTCGCTGATCGAGATACAAGGCGGCACCTACATGAGGGGCCGCCATGTATCAGGGTCTGGTTATGACCGCGATGCAAGGAAATACAATCTGGCCATGATGGGTGGCTGGAAAGTGTTTTTGCTTACGTCTACCACGGCCACAGATGCCACTTGGATTGAGAAGATCGGGGAGGCTTGTTGGAGCGCGATGATTGCTGCTGTTCTAGAAGAGCAGAAGCCTGATTCATAAGCTCCTCTGCAGCTTGCAAATCAGACTCCCGCAGTCCGATGGCATGCCGCAAATTCATGTTTTCCTTGATCAAGCTACCTACGGCGCCCTGCAAGTTGCTGAACCCCTCCAGCAAGTTTGTCGCCACCTGCTTGAGCTGCTCCATGTCGGTGCATTCTGCAATTGCCTTCTTATTGACGGCCAGCGAGAAGTCCCGCTCCATGCTGCGCTCAAATGGACCCATGGTTGCAACGCATTTCTTCCCATCGTAATCAAGAATCACTGGAACGCTGTACTGCATGGCTCTTTCCTTTTCCTTTAGCGTAGCCCTGCGCGACAGGCGGAAGACATTTGTACGGCCCGTGGAATCTGCACAAGATCCCGAACCTGTGATTACGGTTCTCCCGAGAACACCGTTCCGTCAGTCACTTCGCACTCCAAATCATGATCCTTTCACCAAGGGACAAAGAGTGGTCTTGGTATCGCTCACGTCAGATGGATGGATATATTCGGGATTCAAGGGCACGATTCTCTCCTTTGAATATGAGAAGGACAGCAAGGGAAGATCAGTTCGTAAAGCACGAGTGGCTTGGGATGAGGGTGACCAACATCCTGCCCGCATTAGTGTCTCAGCAATTTCGCGTCTCCGCCCAGAACAATGACTGATTTCACCATCCATGATCCCCTCGGTGACGGCATTAGCAGTGTTCGGCTTCTCAATGGACATTGTTTGCGATGCGAGGCAAAGCTTTGACCTTGAAAGCCCAGAATTTGGCCCCAGGGAGCAGAAGCTTCTCAATTACTTGGTCGCCCATCGACACACCAGCCCGTTCCGTGGCGTTGTCTTCAAATGGCAAGTAAAGGCTCCGCTGTTTGTGGCGCGGCAATGGTGGAAGCATGTGATTGGCGGCACGTTCGCTAATGATCAGCTTGGCTGGAACGAGAAGAGCTTTCGCTACTGCCCTGCTGATCACGAAGAATTTTATTTTCCAAAAGAATTTAGAAAGCAGAGCGCCAGTAACAAACAGGCTTCTGATGGGGTGCTCGATCAAGGCAGCGCACGAGTGGCTGAAATCAAATATGCAGAGGCCTTGCAGACCATCCGAGAGGCCTATGCAACGCTGTTAGCTGTTGGCGTGAGCAAAGAGCAGGCACGCGGCATTCTGCCAACATGCCACTACACCAGCTTTGTCTGGACCTGCAGCCTCCAGGCCCTCTTACATTTCCTGAGCTTGCGTCAGCCTTCCGACGCACAGTGGGAAATCCGTGCCTATGCCGACATTCTTGCCGAGCTAGCCGAGCCTATCGTTAGCGAAGCTTTCGCAGCTTTCAAAGCCAATGACTCCTCCTTCTAAGCCCGATATGGTCAATTCCCCTGACCATTACGTCGCCCAGGGGAGTATTGAATGCATTGAGGCCATTGAAGCCCAGCTCACTCCAGAGGAATTTCGTGGATTCCTTAAAGGCAATGTCGCCAAATACGTTTGGCGCGAGCGCAATAAAGGCGGCCAAGAAGATCTTCGGAAAGCTCAGTGGTATCTCAAGCACCTCGTCAAATACGACGCCATCCAGGAAGTGTGCGAAGCCTTCGGTCCCTCTGCTCCTAATGTCCGCTATGACGATTGAAACCGCCCCTTTTATTGACGCCGATTGGCAGTCTCAATGGCGCCAACAGCGCTATGAGCGCCTCCTGGACACCATCTCAGAATATCTCTGTGACGATGGTAAAGACAGCGGTGCTAAGGCGTTTCTCGATGACCTTGTAAAAGGCTTAAAGGAAACCCGTGACTGGCCAGAACGTCAAACCAGAGAAATAGATGTGACGCTGGAGGCCATTCAATATGTCGCCTGATGACGCCGAGGTGCGCTTCTACGTGGATTCTCACGATCAAGATGTCTATGAAATTTCTTTCCCGTCGCTTGGCTTAAAGAGTTGCGTATCCTCCGCACACCTTGTCGAAGAACGCAAAATCCAATTGCTACGACTAAGCAACAGCCCAGCCAACGTCTCCCAAATCGGCTAAAGAAAAAGGGCCACGAAATGGCCCTTTTCTTATGCGACGAACAATTTCCTCCTGTACCACGCGCTTCTCAGCCAGGAAGCGCCAGTATTCATCACTGTCAGTGTGAGCATCGATAAAGCTGTTGGCGTAAGTCCAGGCCATCAACACCTCTTCTCGCTGCTTTGACCATTGATCAGTGGGCCGCCACCATTCAAACACTGGCAGATCAGTCTTGGCCAGGTTGCACCGCTTACAAGCGGGCACCATATTCCAACGGGCGAAATGAGGGCCGCCTTTGCTCTTAGGAACGATGTGGTCGATGGTCAATTTCTCATTCCATCGCCCGCAATAAGCGCACGCGGACTGCCCTAGCGGGCCGCGAAGCGGATAGTCATCGAAGATAGATTTCCTGAAGCGTCGTGTGGCGTCCGACTTACGCAATTCAATGAGGCCAGTGATGTAATCATCGGGCTCATACGCCACAAACATGACGTTATCTTCAGTTGGCTGACACTAATCTATCGTCTGATTTTCAATGCTGAGACCATGCTATTATTTAGAAAAATGCCGCAAAGCGAGCAGTGAAAGAAGGCATCGCAAACTTTGTGGCTACGGTCACTGCTGGCATGCTATTGGCATCTGGCGGGATGATGATTGCCGTGGGCAATCAGCAAATTCGCATTACAACGCAAGTTGAAGCAATAACAAAAAATCTTGACACTCTCACTGCCAATGTGCAACAACTAGAAGCACGGGTGAGAAGCCTGGAAATTCGTCGCTAGGCTAAAGGAAACTCTTTCGGAGAATTCCCATGGGCGGTATTGAGTGGTTCGTAATTGGTGGCATCTTGGTTGCCGCTGCTGACCAGATCATTGAGCGCACTCCCTATAAGGAGAACAACGTGCTGCAGCTTGTTCTGACAGGCCTGAAAGCAATCTTCCGCGTAAAGGACTAGGCCATGTGGCCCACTAATCGAGCATTCTGGGACGAATGCTTCCAAATTGCTCGTAGGTGTGGCGCAAAATATCCTGAACTCGCGGCAGCTCAATGTTGCCTAGAGAGCGGATTTGGCAAGCACACTTCGGGCAAGCACAATTACCTAGGCCTGAAAGGTAGTGGCACAACCACTACCACTCAGGAATGGTACGACGGTCAATGGGTGACGATCAAGGCGGGATTTATTGATTTCCCTAGCCTCGCCGCATGCATTGAATACCTTGTAACGCGCTGGTATAAAGATTATCGCCATTTCAAAGGCGTTAATCGCGCCCCTAATCGTTATGCTGCAGCACGAATGCTTAAAGAGCAATCGTATGCTACAGATCCAGATTATCCTGCTAAATTATCGCGACTGATGAAGGAATATGCTCCTGAATCAACACGCACATCTCCCATGATCGGCCCTAAGAAATCCCCGCGTGAATTTGGCTTTAAGCCTGGCGACCATCACATCGTCGTCAATGACGTTGTAGAAACTGCCAAGTGTTTCAATTCCGAAGGGAAGCTCCTGTGGGAGCTTCCTGCTCTGGCACGAGGTCAAGGCAGTGACTATGAATGGAAGCTGCGCAACACTGACACGCCGCCTGGTCTTTACAAGGTGGGCACTGTCTACCGTGATTACGACATCAATGGTGACAAGCCTGCCTTTGATCGCACGCTCATGGCCTATGGCTGGTACAGCCTCGACATGATCGACCTAGAGGGCCAGGAACGCAACAATGGACGGGCCGGAATCATGCTGCACGGCGGCGGCAGTGGCAATGGCTGGCCAGGTGCTTGGGCGCCCATGCAGCCCCTTTTGGCTACGCATGGTTGCGTTCGCATGCACAACATCCATCTGCGTGACTTTGTGATGCCCCTTCTTAAGGATGGGAGCATCTTCATCAGCGTCTACCAAGAAGGATGAGCTTTGAGAGCTGGTTAAACGCTCTCCTCTACGAGCTGGGCCTTCTTCTGGTTCAGCTCCGTCCTTCTGTGGCGTTCAATCCTTGGTTCAAACGTCTAATGGAATGGTGCCGCCCTGACTGGGCGGAATGGAAAACGGCAAACACACTGCATGCCGTTGATAAACAAGCGAAGGT